TGTTTGCAAAAAGACCGTCGAATATTCCCATAATGTATTTATCTTATTAATAAAGTACCCATAAAATAAAAAAGCAAGGAAAAATCCTTGCTTTTTAAAATGCCAATAGTTTTGTAAAACTTTAGCCGCCTACCCCTGTCGTATTGTTTGTTAAAGGTCCGTCGATTGTTACATCTGCTGGATTTTGGATAGCGTTATCATACTGGATGTTAAGTGTGATAGATACTGGATCGTTGTTTGCGTATGCTAAAGTATTGTAGTTAACTTCTGTTACGTAGCAACCAAATAGTGCCCATGTATCTAGTGTTCTTTCTTCGATTGCACCATTGCCGCCATCTAGAATGTCAATGTCCATTCTAAACTTGTAGTCTTGTCCTGAAACTGGTGCAGCTTGTTCTGCAAAGTCAAACTGTTTCTGTATCTGTGCAGACACAGCAGCTTGCACATTGTTTGAAACATCATCTCTCAAGTTAAGTGTTACAGGGCTCCATGTGTGCTTACCTGCAAGGTTAACTTTTGAGTTGTATATTTCAATTGGCATGTTTTCAAATGTTAAGTTTGGCCTAGTTACATCGATAACTTGCTTTGTAAGTTCATAGTTAGGTGGTGTACCTGTACCAAAGTTAATGAGTCTAACACGGAAGCGATATTGTAGCTTTGGCATTAGTAAACCTTCGTTACTATTTGCTCCTGCATTAGGTACTGTGATTTTGTTTAAACCTATTGACATATTTTACTCCTATTCAAAAGTATTTATCATATTAGGGGGTTATTTTATAAACCCCCTATTTAATGATATTATAGTCCTGAAATCTCTCCTGTGTTTTTAAGGCGTAGCGGAATGTAAATAAACTCTACTGCCTTTGTTGGTTCGATTGCAATGTCTACATAAAGTTCGTTTCTATCAATTCTTGCTGGTGTGTTGTTTGTTGTATCACAAACTACCAAGAAGTCTTGTATAGCTCTTAAACTTTGTAGTTCTAACATTAGACTTTCTGCTGCTGCCTTAATCTCGTCTCTTGTAAACTTATCATTTGGTTCAAAGATGTAAGGTTTTGCAAGTTTCTTAAGTTGTCCACGTAAGTAAACAACCAATCTTGCTACGTTAACTCTGTCTAATGCACTTGCATTTCTTGCACGAGTTTTTTGTCCGTAAACTACTAAACCTGCGCCATTTAGGAAAGTGATAGGGTTAACATTGTTTTCATAAAGGATATTTCTTTGTCCTTCATTTAGTGCAATGCTTACAAACTCGCCTTCGCCATTAATGTAACCTGTTGCAGTAGCGTTAGTTACGCCACCACGTCTTGTACCTGCTGGTGCAAACCATGGATAAGCAACTTGGTCATTAAGTGCAATAGTACGCAGTGCAATGTGCGATGCTGGAACAACAATATTATTACCTGCATTGTCACTTGTGAATCCACTTGGATAGTAAACACCCAAATATTCGTCACTAGTTACTAGGCCATTTTTATCATCTTCTGCCGAAAGATTTTTGTTTGTTGCCCACTCGCTTAGTGATGTTGTATCACTTGCTAGTCTCATTGGTGAGTCGCCTACAACAAATGCCGTTAGTCCTCTATCAGTATTCAGTGTAATCATTTCACCGATTAGTTCTGGATAACCAGGCGATGCAATTAAGTTAAACACATTTCTTTCATCATCACGGATATCGTCATTGTTGTTGACTGCTGCCTGTAGTGCTTGTACTACAACTTTACGTTGTGCATTACGTCCAAAACTACCCGAACCATCTAGGTTGTTTGCTGATTCAGTTACCCAACGATGTGGATGATATCCTGCCATGCTTTCATCACTCTGACGAGCATTTTCGCCATCTACATCAATGTAGTTACGCTCAAAGCGTTTGACATTAAATCCGCTTCTACGTAGATTCCAAAGAATCATGCCTTTTGGATATAGTGCTGGATCTGGAGCATCTGGATCTAAGTAATCGCTTGTAAGTAGATCTGCAATCGTACCTTCTTCGTCGCTATTTGCGCCTGCTGTATTGTAACGAGCATCATCAAATAGCACACCGTTTTCTGTAGTTTGATCTGTTTTATCTAGCAGAACCCATTTGCTACTTGTTCCATTGTATCTATAGATCATTGGATAGTTTTCTAAATCGGCTGTGCTTACCCAGATATCTCCGTCAACTAATGCAGATTTATCTGATTGCTCAGTTGGCTCCGATGCAGAAACAATAGGACCATCTGGACTCATATCAGCATATTCGTTCTTATATCCTTTCCAGTTAGTTCCATCGTGTACCATGATATCAACTTCATCAACAACACTGCTGTACCATAATGCGCCATCTGCTGGTGTAGTTGTTGGCTCACCGTCTTTTGCAGTGTATGTTAATACATCCCAGTTACTTGCAAGATACTCTAGCGGGCTAGAACTTGAATCAGTACCTGGTTTATAGAACAAGTTTTTAGTGCTTGCTGTGTTTGTTGCAACATATGGTGTAAAGATTGTTCCAATAGAACCGTCTGTATCTGTGATACGGATATCACCACCTATATTGTGTGAAATTGTAACTCTATTATCTGAAGTTACACTTGCTCTTACATTTGTAAGTCCTGATGCGTTAATAGCTGATGCAAGTGCTTCTGCGTCGGCTGCTACACCTGTTGCTG